GATCTTGAAGAATTAGGGAAGCAAGTAGGTCACACTAATGTAAATAAGTTTTATGAAGAAGAAGCGTTACATTATTTATACGAAGTTGACCCAGAATTTGCAAGTATGCGAAGAAAATTTGCAGAACTGCAATCGCCACAACAAAAAGCTATGGATGAAAGAGTATACAAAAAACTGTCAACGCCGGGCTATCGACATTTTGGCAAATCCACTTCTTATGTAGAAAAACGACCATTTGAACAATGGTTTGAACGAAGCAGATTAGATGGATATATACGAGGATATTTGTATCCAGATAAGAATGATGAATGGCGAAAACAAAAAGTTTACACACCAGAACAAATAGATCTTTTAGAAAAGATGAAAAGTTATTTAACTTCAAGTCAACAACAACAACAACAACGACAACCTAATGAGGGATTTTTAAATCCATGATATCAGATGAATTCCTTGACTATGTCAAAAAGGTAGAAAATGGTGGTAAAGCAGGATGGGATGAAGACCAAGGAGTATGGTTTCCACATCCTTCACCAGAGGGCGGTAACGATACTATCGGATACGGACACAAACTTCTTGATGATGAAGTTGCTTTAGCTGATGCAGGTTTAGAAGATCTCGTTGTATTAAAGATGCTTCTTCAAGATTTAGATAAAGCAGAAAAAGTAGCAAGAAGTATTGTGTGTTCCTATTACGGTGGTGAATATGAGGAACTATCTGATAACAGTAAATGTATGTTAATAGATTTCGCATTTAACATAGGCGGTGGTGGAATGAAGAAGTTTCCTAAGTTTGTACAAGCCGTACTATCTGATGATATAGAAACGATGCGACAACAATATAAAAGATTTTATAGTGCTAGTGACGGCACTAAGAAGGAATTGAAACAGCGTAACGAACAATTTCACATGCTGTTTCTTTCGTAGTGGCTACCCTGAATAGAAAAGATACTTATATTCGGCCCCACTTTTTTAACCTACCGATGATAAGGCAACCTGAGTATTACTCTCAGCCCCTATTAATAAAGGAATGGTGTATTTTAAAATGGTAAATGATTTACAACAACAACAAACTTTAGAAGACGATAACCAAGACTTAGAGCCTACCCCATATCAAGGAGAATATAGGCGTACTATTAGTGATGAAGACATTGATGCAGATACTTTAGAAGACCCCGCATACGAGGCTACTCTTCAAAAGCAGAAAACTGAAGGTCTAGTTGCTAATAAAAATAAAACAGATAAACAAGCACACGATTTCAAAAAGCGTTATGATGATTTGAAAAAACATTATGATACTAAATTGAATGAGTGGAAACAGGAGAAACAACTGTTTGAAGCTAAACTTACAGTAGAGGCAAAAAAACATAATATAAAAGAGTTGCCCAAGACTGAAGAGGAGTTAGAACATTTTAAAGAAAAGTATCCTGATGTTTATGATGTTGTAGAGACTATCTCTGCACTAAAAGCTAGTGAACGAGTTAAAGGAATAGAGGATCATCTCACAGAATTGCGTGGTAAAGAACAAGAAGCAGTTATTCAAACTGCCGAAAAGCAACTCATACAAGAGCATCCTGATTTCATAAATCTTAAAGAGGATGATAACTTTCTTAACTGGCTTAACGACCAGCCTACGAATATCTCTGATGGCATTTATAAGAATAACACAGATGTCAAATGGGCCGCTAGAGTTTTAGATCTGTATAAAGCAGACACAGGTATTAAAACTTCTAAAACTACTCGTAGATCACAATCCAAGGGTCTTAAACCTAGTTCAACTTCTGCTACTGCTGCACAAGCAGTTACTCGCACAAATTCTAAAAGGAATATTGAGAGTATGCAAGATGACAAAAAGGTTTGGACTATTACAGAAATCTCTCGACTTAAACCTTGGGAATACGAGAAAGTCGAAAAAGATATTGACAAAGCTCTAAAGGAAGGTCGAGTCATAGATTCTGTAGAGTAATACTTTATACTATATAATACACAAGGAAGAAAGACAAATGGCTTTTTCAACCGCCGCAGGTTATGGAAACCTACCTTCGGGTAATTTCGTACCTGTAATTTATAGCCAAAAAGTTCTTAAATTTTTTCGCCGTGCTTCGGTAGCGGAAGCGATTACGAATACGGATTATTCTGGAGAAATTGAGAACTTTGGCGATACCGTGAATATTATAAAAGAGCCAACCATTACGGTTAACTCTTATACTCGTGGTAGCACGGTCAATACTGAAGCTCTGGCTGATGACCAGATTCAGTTGACTGTAGACCAAGGTAATTATTTTGCCTTTAAGGTCGATGATATCGAGGAACGTCATAGTCATCTTAACTTTGAAGCACTTGCTACCTCTTCAGGTGCATATACTTTGAAGAAAGCATATGACTATAATGTTCTCAAAGCTATCGCTGACAATGCAGCAACACCTTCGGGTACGCTTCAAACACAAGCTACATCAGCCAATACGGGTGATGAAGTTTCTAACCTAGTAGCACAAGCTGCTGCTGAGTTAGATAAGAATGATGTACCAGAAGAAAATCGTTGGTTAGTAGCAGCACCGGGATTTTATGAAGTTTTGCGTCAAGCATCTTCTAAAGTCATGGATATGTCTATTACTGGCGGTTCTGCTTCACCATTGCTTAACGGAAAGGTAACAGAACAAAAACTTCACGGTTTTGATATGTACCAATCCAACGCTATTGGTGTAGGAACTACTGGTTCTGCAGCGACTTATATTTTTAATGATTCAGCAACTTCAGGACACACGCTTATCCTTTTTGGTCATATGTCAGCAGTAGTAACTGCCTCGCATATCGCTAAGACGGAAGTCATCCGTGATCCGAATAGCTTTTCTGACATTGTACGTGGTCTTCACGTATTTGGACGTAAAGTTGTTCGTGGTTCAGGGTCAGGCTACAAAGGTGTATTCAAAGGGTTGATGGATCTAGACAGCTAACATAGAAGGAGGACTAAATAATGGCTACTTATAACCGTACTGTTACGGGTGGTGGTACTGCTGGTCATCCGGCTAGTGCTGCTGTTCCGTACGTTGTAACGTCCCCTGTTTGGGACACTGCAGATGGTGGTGCAGGTGGAGATGTCATTCAGTTGATTGATGTTCCTGCTGATACCATGATTGTTGCAGGGTGCTTAGAAGTTCTAGAAGCATTTGGCAACGGGCAGGTTACTATGGATATTGGATTTACTGGTGGCGATGTAGACTGTTTTATTGACGGTACTGCTGCTGCTGCAGGTTTCTCTCCATTCCTAGAAGCTGCTGTAGGTGCATCTGGATCTAATTGCCGTATGCTAACAAGTGCTGACACTATCGATGCACTTCTTATTGACGGTGCATCAACTGGTGAAAGTGCAGGACGTTTCCGTATTCACGTTGTTATGGTTGACGTTTCAGTTAACCCAGTTGAATCGGCAACTGTGTCTACAGGCACGTAACACCTACTCGTACTTACTACAGTTTTGTGGGGTTCTGTTTAAAAATCCCACACTTTATTAACTTTTAAAAATAAAACACGTATTAAGAAAACTAAATGTTCATAAAACTACTTAACGACGACGATCTAGCTTATTGTTTAAAATATCTAAATAACATAAAATTTAACAAAGGTACAGAGACACAGCCTATAGAGAATATAAAAAGTAATTTAGAATCTTCTAATCTACCTACTAAAGTACGTGCTTTAATAACACAGAAACTTTACGACACACATTATATCGATTCTATTTATTGTCCTAAACATGTATCGGTGAATTATTGTAATGAATATACTAAAGATGATTATTACAATATTCACGTAGATTCATTCAAGGCAGTTCCGAAAGAGAATAACGTATATTTTGATTATGGTTTTACTATAAATTTAAACGACGATTATGAAGGAGGAGAATTTATACTTCAGACAGAAATTGGGAATATAGCAAGACAGTTAAAAAAAGGTGAAGCATGTATTTTTCCAATTATCTATCCGCATGGAGTCAACAAGATACTTAACGGTACACGAAGAAACATAATTGGTTGGATTTCTTCTAATATTTCTTACGAACAGGCTTTTATACTCCGTAATCTCTATGAAGTAAACAATTCACTTAAAGATAATAATGATATGTATATTAAATCTACATTAGTGCAAAATTACCTAAAGAAAGAATGGAGTAAATAGACGCTATGGCTACATTAAGTTTAACAACACATTTTACAGTAGATATTGATGACGATGATTCGCACACTATCACTGGCGGTAGCACGACTGCTACTGATTCTATTTCAATTTCCCATTATTTTGATAGACGTTATAGTGTAGCTGATACTACTTTAACAGAAATATGGAATGATACTATGTTAGCTGATTTTGATTTTTTATGGGTAGAATCCGATCAAGCAGGAGAGATACAACTTGTCTGTAATGAAGGAGGAACATTGTCAGGAAGCAATATAGAAAATGGGTTTTGTGTTAAATTGATTGCAGGAGTTCCTTTTATATTGGGGGCTGACGACAGTCGTAATATGGGAGATATGGCAGCTACATTTAACGAAAGTAATCATCAAAGTGAAATAGATACGTGGGAGACTAATTGGGCTGCTGACACTATTGATCGAATAGAATGGTATCACTCTACAGGTAGTACCGCTAATGTCCGTATTTTTGCTGCAACTTAAAAACTATTAAATTTTATTAACTTGAGAACGGGAGAGAATTGGTATGGCTGATAAAAAAGGTGGAAGAAGCATTTCTGATGCTGATACAAATAAAATGTCTGCTATTGATAAAGTAGAACTAAAACATGCTTATAAAATATTATCCAATAAAAATTCATCTAAGGCAGCAATTAGAGACGCAAGAGCCGTAATAAACGATCTAAATAAAAGCTATCCTAACTTAATGTTTAAGTCTGGTGGTATGTTAAAAAAACCAAATAATAAAGGTCTTTCAAAACTCCCAAAATCAGTGCGTAATAATATGGGATTCATGCAAAAAGGCGGTATGATAGGTGCTGCTGATATGTCTGCTAAAAAAACTTCTGCACCTAAAAAGAAGAAAATGCCACAATACTATATGGGCGGTGGAATGATTAAAAAAGGTAAGAAATACGCTTATGGTGGTAGAGTGGCAAAGTATAAAGGATAAGATAAAGATATGTCTAAAAAATCTGAATTTAAACCTCATATGATGTATGACCCTAAAACTGGTAAAGGTAAAATGGCTAAAACATACTCAGAACACCTTGCTTTAAAAAAGAAAGGATGGGGGCACACTAAACCTAAGAAAAAGAAGACTACGAAGAAAAAGAAGAAGGGGTAACAAATCTTGGCAACATATCTGACACTGACAAACCGTGTTCTCAATGAATTAAATGAGGTAGAATTAACATCTACCAACTTTGGTTCATCGAGAGGTGTTCAGACAATGGTAAAGAACGTGGTGAATAAGTCTATCCACGATGTTTACAACTCTGAAATAGAATGGTCGTTTTTATACGGAACAAAGACACAACAACTGACAGCAGGTACTCGTACTTATGCGTATCCTTCAGATGCTAGAAAGATTAATTTTAGTTCTTTTATGTTGCAACCTACTAATCTTATTACTAACGGGACTTTTACCAACAACATCTCAGATTGGACTACAGTATCAGGAACACCTTTCCACACTAAAGCAGTTGGGGATGGTGCTATCAGACTAAATGCAGCAGAAACGACACAATCCATAAGTACAGTTAAGAACAAAGATTACATTGTACGTGCTAGAACTTTCGGTGGGGATATAACCTTAAAGATAGGAACTAGTTCTGGTGGTACACAGATATCCAGTTCAACACTTTCTATAACTAATTTAGGAGATGGAGAGTATAGCACTACTAGATTTACAGCGACTGCTTCTACTATCTATATCGGTTTCGCTAACTCCGCTTCTGCTGATTATGATGTAGAAAAAGTAGAAGTTACAGAGAATTTTCAACCAGAACGTCTTGTTCACCTATCGTATAATGAGTGGCTAGATACTCGTGGTGAAAGCGATCTTAGCACCACTAGCGCATCACAGTTTGGACTTCCAAGATATGTCTATCGTACACAGGACAATAGCAACATAGGTTTAAGCCCTATACCTGATAAAAGTTCATATTCAATAACATTTGATTACTATCTCACACATTCGGATTTATCTGCATATAACGATACTCCTACATTACCAGATCGTTTTAACGATATCATCGTAAACAGAGCTAAATACTATGCGTATATGATGAGAGCAAATATGGCAGGAGCGCAATTAGCAGAAAAAGATTATCTTGAAGGAATAAAACGAATGCGTGTTGAGTTAATAAATCATCAGAATTATTTCTATCCAGCAGGACTAACATCTTCATCTAGGCGTTTCGTAGGAATAAATACGTAATAAAACAATGGCAGAAATTACAGCACCAGAATATATATCTCCGTATGTTGTGACAACAGCAGGTGGGCTTGTCTTGGACAGGGATGTGTACACTATGCCCGTTGGTGCAGCGTCTATATTACAGAATTTTGAACCCTCAGTAACTGGAGGGTATCGTCGATTAAGTGGTACAACTAAATACTCAACTTCACAAGTAGGAAGTTCATCAGGTACAATCTTAGGTGTAGCGATATTTAATAATGGGGTTGTCGTAGCACAAAGTACAAATGTTTATTTCGGTACAGGAGGAACGTGGGCATCCATCGACTCTAGCCGTAGCGGTGCAGGTCGCTATAGATTTGAACGCTATAATTTCAACACCAATGAAGAACGTCTGATATTCGTCGATGGAACTAATAAAGCAGGAGCATATAACGGAACTACTATATTAGATATACAAGGAAGCACTACGATATCTACAACTGCTACTGCAGATAGTTCCGACACAACTTTAGCCGTTGCAAGTGCTGCCGGAATAGTCGCAGGAATGTACGTAGCAGGAACTAATATCGCAGGAGGGGCTACAGTGTCGAGTGTGTCAGGCACAGAAGTTACTATGTCTGCTGCAACTACAGGTTCGATAAGCAGTGGGGCTGTAACCTTTGCAGGTAAAGGAACTGCACCTTCTGATCCTAGCATGATTGCTGCTCACAAAAACCATATGTTTTACGCAGGTATGGCTTCTACTCCTAATACTATCCAATTTTCTGCTATAGGCGATGAAAATGATTTTAGTGCAGCAAACGGTGCAGGTTCTTTAAATGTAGATAGCACAATCGTAGCGTTGAAATCCTTTCGTGATGATCTTATAATATTCTGTGAAGACCGCATCTACAAGTTAACTGGAAGTGCTTTAGCAGACTTTGCTATAACACCTGTATCACGTAATGTTGGGTGTTCTGATGGATTTAGCGTACAGGAAATTGGTGGTGACGTTATCTTTCTAGCTCCTGATGGACTACGCACAATCGCAGGTACTGCTCGTATCGGTGACGTAGAATTAGGAACGATATCGAAACAGATACAACAACGTATTAATGAAGTAGGTTTTGATAACATATCTTCTATAGTTATACGAAATAAAAGCCAGTACAGGTTGTTTTATCCTACTACAGGAGGCGTAGAAAGTGCATGTAAGGGGATTATAGGTGTTATCAAAGCTAATCCTCAAGGGCAGATAGGTTGGGAATACAGTGATTTAAGAGGTCTAAAACCTTCAAGTTGTGATTCTGGTTTTATATCAGGTTCAGAAACAATAGTACATGGAGGATATGACGGATACGTGTATAAACAGGAATCTGGTAATGATTTTGCAGGAACTGCTATGACCGCATTATATCGTTCACCTGATTTGACTATGGGAGATGCAGGTATAAGAAAAACTATGCAACGTATAAATGTTAACTATGATCCTGAAGGAGCAGTAAATGTTTCACTATTTATTAAATATGATTTTGAAGATGCTTCTGTTCCGCAACCAGCAGCGTATACGTTGACTACAGCAGATACTGCAGCAGTGTACGATAACAGTGGATCGTTATACGGTTCAGCAGTGTACGGTGCAGAAGGAATACCTATTGTACGACAATCCGTAGAAGGTAGCGGTTTTACTGTAGTAGTCCGTCTAAGCGATACAAGTACAAATCCACCTATAACATTAAAAGGTTTTGAATTAGAATTTACACCGGGAGCGAGAATGTAAAATGGCAGGTTATTCAAGTAGACAAAGCACCTATACAGATGGTGACACAATATCAGCAGCAGATACGAATGACGAATTTAACGCTATTTTAACTGCTTTTGGTACAAGTGGACATACACATGATGGTAGCGCAGGGAATGGTGGAGCAGTTACAAGCTTAGTTACAAACGCACCAATTCTAGGGGCAGGAACAGATGCAGACGTTGTGTTGACATTTAACACAAGCACACTTGACGGTGTACTATCGTGGATGGAAGATGAAGACTACTTTAAGTTTAGTGATGACTTAATGATGATTGACAATGAATCACTTATTTTTGGTTCTGATTCAGATTGGTCTATAAAATACGATGAAAGTGGTGATGATGATTTAGTGCTTACAGGTTCAGACATAAGTATAGAAAGTAGCACATCTGCTAAACCTGTTTTACAAATACTCAACACTAATGCTGATGCTAATGGAGCTACACTTAAATTTAATAAGAATGGTGCTAGTCCTGCTACAAGTGACGTAATAGGTAATATAGATTTTGTAAGTGAAGATGCAGGAAATGCTGCTACAACATTTGGGCGTATACAAAGCACAATTACAGATGTAACAGCAGGTGGAGAAGAAGGAAGTATAGGTTTCTTTGTAGCAGAAAATGATGGTACTTTAACTAAAGGAATGGATATTGTTGGAATTGGGTCTGATGGAAATATTACAGTAGACATTTCAACACATGATGGTGCTGCAGGTGGTTTAAAATTAGGAGGCACATTAGTAACTGCTTCTGCTACGGAACTTAATCTATTAAAAGATAAAACAGCTATACCCGGATTAACAGGATCAACAGATAATACGCTTGTAACAGTTACAGGTGCTAACGCTATAGCAGGTGAAGATAATTTAAAATTCGACGGTTCAGATTTAACACTCTATGAAGCAACAAATGACGGAAGTCCTTCTATTTCTGTAGGAGGTGCGTCTGCTGAAAAAGGAATGATACAAGCTGTCTACGACAGTGGAGCACAAACACTGGACTATTTAGAAATATCTACAGCGACAGCAGACAGTGGTGGCGATGCAGCTTCTATACGTTTTGATGTAGATGGAACTGACATTTTTAATATCGATGATGGTGGGATTACTTTTACTAATGCAAGTGCTTGGGATATTGGTGTAGCAGCAACTACTAGTTCTACTGCAGGTCGTGCTTTAACAATCGCTGCCGGATCTTCTGCTACTGGTTCTGCAAACATTAACGGAGGAGATCTAACACTTTCTTCTGGTGGAGGTGACGGTACAGGTACTTCAAAAATAGATTTTAAAACTAAAGTTAGCGGTACTGACGTTCCTGCTTCTAAGATGCAATTATCAGGTGCAGGAGTATTAACATTAAGTGCAGGAGGAGTAGTTGTTCCTGATGATGGTGATTTTGGTTCTGCTAGTGCTACAGATGCAATACAGATATCTTCTGCAGGTATTGTTACTTTTAAAGACGATATTAAAATTAAAGACGGTGGCACTATAGGCACTTCTACTACAGCAGGAGCGTTGACAATATCTTCTGGAGGAAATCTTACAGTATCAGGCACTGCTACCTCAAGTGCAGGTGAATTAATATCAGTAGCAATGGCGATTGCATTAGGATAATTGAATAATAATAATAGTGGGGGAAGTATCCCAAAAAGGAGTAAACAAGTATGGCGAACACATTTAAAGTTTGTACAATAGCAGATGTAGCAGTTGATAGCGGAACTTTTTCAACAATTTACACAGTAGCCGGAAGCACAACTACTGTGGTTTTAGGTTTAGCTTTATGTAATAAAATTAATGCAGCAAGAACTGTCACTGTAAAAATTGCTAGTGATACTGGTAATCGAACAGGAAGCAATGATGCAGCTAATGAAAGTGTTACTTTATTAAACGAAGTTAGCGTTCCTGCAGATACTACATTAGAAGTTCTTTCTGGGCAGAAATATGTCTTAGAAACTACAGATGTTATGACTATAGGTGCTAGTGCTGGATCAAGTATTGATGCTACTCTGTCAATTATGGAGATTACATAAAATGCGTATTATTGGCCCTCAACCTATCTCTGGAAAAGTAGGCACTTCTGCAATAGCAGATGATGCAGTGACCGAAGCTAAAGTTGCAAACGATGCCATTAGTATTACTGAAATGAAAGCAGGGACTGACGGAAATATTATAAGTTATGATGCCTCTGGCGATCCTGTAGCTATAGCAACTGGCACAGATGGACAAGTGTTAACGAGTACAGGTGCTGGCTCTCCCCCTGCGTTTGAGACGTTATCCGTTGCATCAGGCTTGACTAAAATTGCTACTATTACAACAACAGGAACTGATTGGGCATTTACTGGATTAGATACTACTTACGACACGCTTCTTATTGCGTACCGTGCTATCCCTGCAACTGATAATGCAAATTTATATCTTTATGTCGGAACAGGTGCTGGCCCTAGTTACGCAAGTTCTGGGTACGAGTGGGCAACATATCATATGGATAATGACATTTCAAATATGACATCAAGTAATAGCGACAGTCAATTTAAATTACATTCAGACCGTGGACAAGGAAACGATGCTGTTGCAGGTTCTTCAGGTGTAATATGGGCACATGAACCAAGTTCAGGCACATGGCATAGTCAGTTTCATTGGAACGGTTTTGTTAGAGATACTTCATCAACTCCTAACGGATTTGCTACTGCTGGTGGCGGTGTATATTTAGGTGCAACAACTGCTCTTACAGCGTTTAAATTACAGTATTCAAGTGGGAATATTACTGGAGAAGCAACGTTGTACGGTCTAGCAAGAGGATAAAAATATGGCATATCAACATGTAATTAATAATGAGTTAGTAGATTTTACAGAAGAAGAAGCAACTGCACGAAAACAAGAAGAAGACGCTTGGGCTGCTTCTGCACCAGCAAGAGCGTTTAAGATATTAAGAGAAGAACGTGATAAAAAGCTAAAGGCTTGTGATTGGATGGCAAACTCTGATGTGACGTTAGCTGATTCGTGGAAAACATATCGACAAGAACTAAGAGATCTACCAGCACAATATAACAATAGTACTGTGCTAGGCACGATAACGTGGCCTACTGAGCCAAGTTAATAATATGAACGATAGTACAAAATCTTTAGTAGATGCAGGTGCAGGAGCAATAACAGTAAGTGCTGTAATGCAATGGCTTCCGGCAGCGACAGCTATCTTATCTTTTGTGTGGGTTTTAATACGTATATTTGAAACAAAAACAGTACAACGTATTTTAGGCAAGTCAAATGATAATAATTAATAGTATGTGTGATAATAATAATAATAACTATGCTAATTCTGATGTAAATAGAAACGAGAAGTAATATATCATGGCAGAAGAAGACACAACAACTGAAGAAGAAGAAACTGCAGTGGAACCTGCTCCTCAAACTGTAGACGAGCGTAATCAGCCCATTAAAGATATTATAGGACAACAAGCTACAGGAGTAGTTGATTTAGCAGTTGATCCTGATACTGGTATTACACCCTCGTTAGGAGCAGGAGAGTATACTCCTACTAGTATGACAGCAGGAAGTGATGAAGATATAGATACTACAGATAAAACAATAGCTTCAGATATTACTTTAACTCCTGCCGTTAGAGAAACTACTGCTGATGTTGTTGCTCCTACACAACCTTCTGCATCTTTAGTAGAAGATGTTGAAAGAGTACACTCTAGTATTCCTACAGCTACTGGTGCAACAGGAACATTATCAGAAGGTTCAACTATAGATCCTAATTTAGTAACAGATGAAAGAACTAAAACAGAATTATTTGAAAGAGGTAGTTTAGCTGAAGCACAAACACAAGATTTAGCACAGGAAGCAACAGTTCAATATCAAGTAGAAAAACTGATGTCTTCTTTGGATAGTGGAGATGAATTACCTGCGTGGGCAGCACCTTCAGTACGAAAAGCTAAAGCTATAATGAATCAACGAGGTTTAGGCAGTTCTTCTATGGCTGCTGCAGCGATGATACAAGCTTTGATGGAGAGTGGTACACCTATAGCTGCTGCAGATGCACAATCGTACGCTAGAATACAGTTACAGAATCTCACTAATGAACAACAAACAGCTTTGTCGAATGCAGCAACTATAGCAGCGATAGATATGAAGAATTTAGATAATCGTATGAAAGCTGCACAACAGAACGCAAATACTTTTTTACAGATGGATTTAGCAAACCTTTCTAATGAACAAGCTGCACAAGTATTAACATATCAGACTCAAGCACAGGCGTTATTCACTGACCAAGCTGCTGTCAATGCTGCTAAACAATTTAACGCTACTACACAAAATCAAGTTAATCAGTTTTATGATCAGTTAGGTACAACTGTATCAACTAACAATGCTAACAGACAGGAAGCAGCAAGTCAGTTTAATGCTGACCAAGCTAATACTATGTTAAAGTATGAAGCTAAGATAGAAGATGCTAGAGAGAAATTTAATGCAAATATGCAATTACAGATAGATCAATCTAACGCTCTCTGGAGAAGAACGATAAATACAGCCAACACTGCAGCAACGAATGCTGCTAATCAATCTAATGCTGCTGCATTATTAGGAATAACAGTATCAGCACAGAATGCGTTATGGCAACAATATAGGGATGAAGCTAGTTTTGCTTTTACCGCTAGTGAAAATGAAGCACAAAGAGCTTTACAATTAGCTTTGACAAGTATCAGTAATCAATTTGCTAATCAGATGTTTGATAAAGAAGTAGATTATGAAGATGATAAAGCTTCTGGAGCATTGTTAGCAAACGTTATTGATTCAATTTTAGATGTAGGCGTTTCTTGGTTGACTTCATAAAATAGTGTGTAGAAGTCTAATAAATGAATAAATAAATAAATATATGTATGTGTGTGTATATATATATAAATTTTTTTAAAAAGGTGTTAAAGGTATGAGTTTAGGAAGTATAGTTTTAAATCTTGGAGGAAAACTCGTTGAAGGATTTTTCGGTGGTGGTGACGATGATGATGGTAAAGATGCAAGATATGCTAAATCTATGGAAGAAGGATTTTTACGTAAGGAAGCTAGAGATGAAGCATTACTTCGTTGGAAACAAGCTAACACTAGAGCAAAAGAAGGTGCAAGAATAACAGCCGGAAACACACAACGCACTACTGCAAAACTACAAGAAACAAAGTATCTCGACGATATTTACCAAAAAATGCGAAAACATGGAATTAATGTAGAAGAGGTTTTAGCTTACATAGTTAATCAACAGAAAAGACAATCTAACAGTCATACTGCAGTCGCAGGTTTAGATGAAAAATATACTGTTGCAGACCCCGATAAACAATTTACTTAAAAATAATAATGATATGTTTAAGTAAATTTAACAGAATAACATAGGACAACAATAACAT